GGATCGAAGAGGCAACAGAGCTGTTACCAGCAGATTTTACACAGGTCGATCTTCGATTGCGCGGTGAGACGAAGCACTATAAGCAGATCATATTGACATACAATCCGATCAGTCATCTTCATTGGCTGAAGCCGAAGTTCTTCGATGTGATGCCGGAAAGTGATAATGGTCGGTATAGATCAAACGGCAAGGCGCTGACGCTGCATACGACGTACAAGGATAATCGTTTTCTGGATGCTGAATATGCTGAGGTACTGGATGCGCTGATCGGGAATGCCCGGCAGGTATACAAATTCGGTGAGTGGGGCAAGCTGGAAGGCTTGATCTATGACCAGCCGGTGTTTGATATATATCCGGAGGAGTTTGATGAGACAATCTATGGTCTGGATTTTGGATATAATAATCCGATGGCTTTATTGCGAATTGACTTGAGGGACAACGAGGCTTATATCACAGAGAAATTCTATGCGACAGGACGTACGACAAGCGATCTGATTGAACTACTTCCGGGCCTGGGTGTCAATATGTCTGATCCGATTTATGCTGATTCGGCGGAGCCGGACCGGATTGAAGAGCTCAGGCGCGCAGGATATAATGTGTATCCGATGTCAAAAGGTGCCGGTTCGGTGCAGGCAGGGATTGATTTCATACAGTCGCTTCAGGTGCATTCACGTCCTGAGAACATAAATTACAATGCTGAAAAGGGTTTATATCAATGGCGGGTCGATAAGGATGGTCTATTAATGGATGAGCCGAAGAAAGAGAATGACCATGCGATGGATGCAGAGCGTGGTGCTTTGTGGACGCATCTTAGTAAACGGGTGGAGTCATTTATACAATGAGTATCAAATCTTGGTTTGCTGATATATTTACACCGAAGGCGTTAGGAACGTCGCAGGTCGGGATAGTAGGTACTGGATCGCTTTACCCGCAATATCCGCCGTCGGATTACACTGATATGGCGGCAGGCGGGTACGGCAAGAATGAGGTTGTTTATGCCTGTATCGCAGCAATAGTATCTTCATTCGCGGAGGCGCCGCTTCGGGTTTACAGCGATAAGGATGATTCCGAAATTCCGTTACATCCACTTCGGCAGTTAATTCAAAATCCAAGTCCATTTCACAGCGAATATGAGTTATGGGAGATGGGGCTGATATATCTACTGTTAGATGGTAATTTGTTCTTTGAGAAAGTCCGGTCTGCGTCGAACAAGGTAGTTCAGTTATTGCCGATGCGTCCTGATCGGACGCACATTGTACCGTCGAAAGAGGAGTTTATAGCGGGTTATCAATATGAAATCAATGGCGTTAAATACCCGCTTCGGCGCGAGGACGTTATTCATATCAAATATGGACATCCGCTTAATGATTACTTTGGACAGTCGCCGTTGCAAGCCGCTTTACGTCAGGTAGCAACCGATAATGAAGCAACGGATTTCACAAAGGTAACGTTACAGAACAGAGGGATTGCGCCTGGCTTGATTATCAAGACACAAGAAAAACTTGACGAGGCTCGGTTAGAACGATTACGATCGCAATTCCTTGCTCGATACAATGCTGATAATCGCGGCAAGCCGATGTTTCTGCAGAAGGATATGGACGTTCAAACGGTTAGTCTTAACTTGCATGAGTTGATGTTCCCTGATCTGCGTGATATTAGTGAGGCGCGGATATGTGCTGCGTACCGGGTGCCGCCGATTGTTATTGGGCTGAATGTTGGATTGAAGCGAGCGACGTTCGCGAATTATGAAGAGGCGCGCAAGGCATTTTATCAGGATACGATTCAACCGCTTCAGAATCGGGTTGACGACAGCATTAATCGGGGGCTTGTATCGGACTTCGGCGGAGGTGTTACCTGTCGGTTTGACATATCGCGAGTAACTGCACTGGCTGATATTCGACAGAAAAAGTGGAACAATGCGAAAGAAGGTGTCGTCGGTGGTTGGATGACGGTCAATGAGGCGCGTGTTGAAGTAGGGTTACCACAGGTACAGAACGGCGACGAGTTCCTTCGTGGACTTGCGATAACGGGGACGGAGGCGACGCCGATTGTCACTGCTCGTGCTAAGGGAGTCTCTTTAATCAAAGCAACACCTGGAGAATCCGGCGCGGGATTACTTCGGAGCGCCATCGGTCGCCGGGCGCGGGCAGAGGCTTATATTCCAAAGATCAAGACTTGGGCTGTTAAGGAATTTCAACTGGAAGCAAAGGAAGTAATGAAGGTTATCCGGAAATATGCACCGAAGGGTATAACGACAAAGGATCTGCTTCAACAAGAGCTTTTCGACTTAAAGGAGCTTTGGACAAAGCGGATTGGCGAGGATGGCGCCGAGATATTAATGATAATTTTGATTGATATTGGTATCGCTGAGGCAGCCCTGATTGGTGTTACGTTTGAATTGGGCAACGAGGCTGTACAGGCATTCATTAAGGACTATGGTTTCAAGTTTGCTGAGGGAATATCACACACTTCGATTCAGGATGTACAAGCAATCATACTTCGGGCGCAAACCGAAGGATTGAGTTATGCTGAAATGGTCGATGCGTTTACCGATCAATTCAAAAATTGGACATCGAAGCGCGCATTGATGGTTGCACGGACTGAAACGATCCGGGCTGGCAATCGGGGAGCTGAAGAGATATGGCGGATGGCGGGCGTCAAAGAGAAAGAGTGGCAGATAGCAAGTGATGCTTGCGATTATTGTGTTGCAATGCAAGGTAAAACGGCAGATATAGGCGCGAATTTTTATGAGCAGGGTGATTCGTTGACACCGCTTCCTAAGGACCCGGAGGACCCGGAGGATCCGCCGATAAAGCCGATGGTTTTCAATTACGAAGCGATACAGGCACCACCACTTCACCCGAACTGCTTAGTGGGTGAAACGCCCATCTTTGCCCCTGATCAGTTTGCCGCATTTATCGCCACCTATAACGGCATTGTAGTTGATATTGGTATTGCCGATGGCAGACGGCTTACCGTCTCCCCTAATCACATGTTCTTGACGTTGAATGGATTTATCGCCGCGAAGCATTTGCATAAGGGTGATCAGATACTTGATAGCGCCACGTCCAAGCGGATAGTCGGGGGTAACCCAAATAATAACGGGTATCCAACCGTGATCAAGGATGTAATTAATGCGTTTACGGAAACGCCTGGCGTGTCTACCAGACGCGTGCCAATGTCCGCCGAATATCTCCACGGCGATGCGCGATTCGTTAATGGAGACATCGATATTGTAGCGCCCGATGGCTTTTTGATGGGTAAAGTTAATCCCACGCCGCTTGAGAGCATTACAGAGGCGAATTTCAATCGGGCTGATATTGACAGGATTGGTTTCAATGGTTGCCGCGATTTTACATCGATGCTCTTCACTTTGAGTAACGCCGCGGACAGCATCATGGGCAGCCGCAGTGAGAGTAGAGCGTTCAGCGGGCGTGAGTCGTTGCATCCTGATGATATTAGCTTGGCTTCCGGTTCTGGGAGTGATTCGCTCTTCAGTAAGGATTCGGCGAATAACTCCGCGATCAACACCGAAAGCCTTCGAGAGTGCCAGTTCCGATTCGCCAGCGAGATAACGTTGGCAGATGTTGTCGACGTGAGTGTTCGTAAATTTAATGGTCATGTTTATGATCTCCAAACTTTATCTACAATATACACTGCCAATGGGCTATTGTCAAGCAATTGCCGGTGTGTTTTACTTCCGGTTGTATAAAGGAGTTATGTAATGAGATTTCTATTAGCAGTCTTCAAGTCGATCGGTTACCGATGGCGGGAGGCGTGTGAATATTATCCGGTGCATAAGGGTGGCATAAATACAGCTCCGAAGTCACCGCGTCCAGCGCCGCCTGCAGCAGCAAGACCTAAAAGAAGGATAATCACAATATGAAACCAGAAATACTAATCCGTCCGGTCACATTCAAGATGGCTGACAATGAGCTGAATGTAGTTGAAGGTTATGCGTCAGTATTCGATGTTGTCGATACTGATGAAGACGTAATAGTGCGGGGGGCGTTTAAGAAGACGGTGAAGGAGCGAGTACCCGCCGGTCTGGTCAAGTTCCTATCATCGCATCGGTGGGATGCTGAGAGCGTTCTGGGTACCGTAATTGAAGCCAAAGAAGACGATTATGGGCTTTTGTTTAAGGCACAATTGTCTGCGGCGCCATCGGCGCAGGAAATACGGATCAAGATGTTGGAAGGACACATTAATCGGTTATCGTTTGGATTTCAAACGATTAGAGATCGATACGGACATTCCGATGAATTGACCTTGACGCCGCAGAACAATAGCGAGCGAACGATTCGCTATGTCGAGGAAGTGAAATGGTATGAAGTGTCTGCCGTACCATTCGCGGCGAACGAAGAAGCTATCATTACGAGCGTCAAGGCTGGCGCGTTGTTCGATCTGGCAATGGCGGGCAAGATCGACGAAAACGAAATCAAAGTTGCTTGTGATCGGCTATTAAATTTAGTCAGTGATGAGCGAATTGATATATTGAAATCCTTAATTGCCGGGACGGAGCTTGAATTGCCACCACCCACAGGAGAGGATGACGATGATGTGCATTCGTTTGAACGGATGCAACTTGAAACGCAGTTGAAGTATCATGGAGTAATTTAATAATGAATCCAGAAATTAAGGCTCTGCTTGAAAAGGCGGAGGCGAAGTACAATGAAGGCAAGGCAATTGGTGACGTCGCTGTCGAAGAGAAGCGCAAACTGACCGGCGAGGAGCACGCGAAGGTCAAGGATCTTTGGGAAGAGTCGTTGAGTCTCAAGCATCAAGCCGATGAGATGCAGAAACTTGACGGAATGAGCAATGAGCTTGACGGCTATTTCAATGATCCGGTTCATAAGCATCCGGTCGGGGATGGTGAAACGAAGGATAAGGTTACCGAACCGACGCCGGATATGGTTATCGAAAGGAAGGCGTTCGATAACTGGCTTCGACGGGGTAAAGAAGCGCCGCCCGAAGAGAAGAAGGCGTTGACGCGTCTGACCGATCCCGCGGGCGGGTATTTATGTCCGCCGGACATTCAGAGCAAGATTATCGTCAAGCGGGACCAGGCAACTTTCATTCGTCCGCTTTGCGAGGTTATCACCACATCGAAGGATAAAGTGATTTATCCGGCGTGGGATGATGACTGGGATATGAACATGATGGGTGAGACGGAGGCATTCACCGAAGAGACGGATGACACCGTTGCCGGTGAATTGACCTTGACGCCGCATAAGGCGGGTCGTGTTCTGAAAGTATCACAGGAGTTGCTTGAAGATCAGGACTTCAATCTTGAAACCAAGATTGCTGAGCGGTTCGGTTACAAGCTGGGACTTCTGCAGGAGCA